CATATATCCATACTCTGTTCCAGAAATAGTTGCAAAAAGAAGGTTTGTGTATGGACAGGGGGTAGAGTACCCAGAAAGCAATAATAGCTCATTCGGAGGGTCCTCAGCCATCATTGACTACAGAAATGCTGGATACGCAAATAACTACTTATACCCAGACATGGGTAGGTGGAACCAGGGAGTCGTAGAGAATCTATCTGTTGATGATAACGTCTTAACATCACCAGAATATCCTCTGCCAGAAATTATACTTAATAACACAGACAGAGAGTCGTGGCTAGAATCTAATCTCTCTGCTAACAACGACTCCACTGACCCAAGAAAGTTCATAAATCTATCCTTAGATAACTCAGATGGAGGATATCTATTCTTCAATAGTCTGGCAGTGCTTAGGCAAGATCTTAAAGCACTTTACGTTGTTTTTAGATCCACAGAAGACTCTGACCAGACCATTCTTAAAATTGAAGATTCTGTAACTAAAAACTTTTTTAGCATTACTATCACTGGTACAGAAATTGTATATACTTTGAAGTATGGAGCTAACATCACAACGGTAACTTCTGAGTCACAGCATACAGTTGGATTGGCCACCACTGCAGGCATTGATATTGACAAGTTCTCTTCTGTATATGGTTCTAACATTGCTACATTCTTTGGAGCCAAGAGTACTCTAAAGATGTACGTAGGAGATGAGCCAGATTTTTCAAGTACATTTACTGGAAAGATATATCGTGTAGGACTATCTACAAAAAGAAACCTACAAAAAATATCTCAATACTTCAATAGCAGTGGAACGGTTGCAAACATAGAAAACGTTTTCGACCAGTATGATAGTGCAACAGAGCTATCTGGTGGAGCATATGATACAGAAATAACAGACTTTTTAGATGGTGGAGACCCAACATCATTTATAGCTAGTCAGCTTTATACTCATACAGCAAGCTATACGGTATCACCAAGGGAGTACCTGGGGTATTTTGACATAGATATTGCAATAGATGCTTCTTGGCAAGACTATATTCCACTTCAGTACTTTGCTAAAACAATAACCGACGGCTCAGGTCAGTCATCGTATAGGCTAGATTATCTACAACTAAATGTTGACAACCCAATTGTGTATACACAAGCTGGCAATAGCTTTAACACTGATGGCTCTCCAGTCAGAACATATCTGTCTTTTCAATATATGGGAAGTAACCCCAACAGCCTATCTGAGAGCATACCAAATGCATTGCCAGCACCTGTAGATAAAGTAATTCAGCCAGGATTAGAATGGACTAATACCAGGTATGAGTTTGTAGACGGAACCGTTGTCTTCCCTCCAGAAGGCCAAGACTTCTCCAAAATAGCTTTGGTAGTTCATATAGACGCTATCATCCCTGGAATTCAAAGCTCTAAGGTAATGATTAAGTCACTGCAGATAGCTTCTCAGGTAAACGAGGTGTACAAACAAACACCAGTTGGAACTAAGCTTGGTAATGATGTGTACCCTTATGTAAAGAGTGGCATCTATAATGACTATAAGGCAAAAAATCCAATACAAATTTATAAGGGCACAAGCCCATACCTATACCTGACCGATGATGGAGGAATCAGGTTACTGGGCAGCACAGCCACTGATCGTGGAATCATGTTCCCAGTAAATCCAGAAAAGTCATTGTCTTATCGTGTCGGTGGCATCCAGCTATTTGCCAAGTATAACTATTCATCATTTCCGCAGGTAGCAGAAAAGATTCTGGAGATAGAGTCGTATAGAAAAACTATCTATGCTTATGTAGTTGCAGACAATACGTCTGGATCAAGAGGTAGGATATTCTTCACCGATGACTTGGGAGAGGCTGTTGGAGGTCTTTCTCTTTATGTAAATGGAAATCTTGTATCTTCGGGATACTTATTGCCAAACGAGTGGGCAGTGCTTTCCATTCAGTCAGCGGAAAGCCTAAACTTTGACTCATTTACTGGAAACATAAAGCTAGTTGGAAATCTATCTGTTGACTCTGTAGCTTCCTACAGGATCACATCTGATAAGACTGGTATTACAAATAAGTTTAGAACATGGGCAGAGCTAGAAAGCATTCTCGATGCTGAGGGAATTAATCCAGCAACATGGGAAGACTTTCTTTCACAAGTTCCAGCTATTACTTGGGAAAATGTATTGTATATACCAACAACAAAACGGTATTTAATTGATTTAGTAGCAATATATAAAGCTTACATAGGCACAAACAAGTTTATTGTTGGAGATTCTAGCACTTTGTCCTTTAAAAATTATGCTTATCGTGGATATATTGGTGCAGAATGGAACACAAAGGTTGTTTCTCCAGTTTAATGTGGTATACTAGTGTCATGAATAAAGAAAAGCCTGACGCTATGGAGCAAGCACTAAAAAGTGCTAAGCTAACAATGATGCCAAAGTCTGGTTACGCCTGGGGTATTTATGCCTGGAAGAAGTCAAATGGAAAGTTCTTTACAGATGGAAGCGGTAACGTTTTGAACATACCAGCTAACAAGGGTGACCAAAACCAGATTCAAAAACTTAAGACAGCAGCAGCTCATCACGGAGAGCCAGACGGCGAGGCCGTATTCTTTCCTGGTACTGAAAGAATTAGCGATGAAGAGTACTCAGAACAGATTGACAGAATGAAGCAGGGACTTATCCCTAGCATGAATGACGTTGGTGCACTTCTTGCTGCTAAGAAGAGTCTTGATGCCTATGGAGATGAGGGATAATGTCAGAATACATTATTAATGCAAGAATGGGCGAGTTTGACCCAGAGCCAAACGAATTTAAAGCAAAGGATCCATTTAATAAGTCTTGGGATACACTAAAGACTCTTGGTGGGATAGATTCTAACTTTAAGCGTAGAGCTACCAGAATTTCTAAGGCTGTTGCTGTAGAGCCAACAGATAGATATCTTACATCTGCTGGTGCCATCAAGACTGGTGAGGGTGCTAGCTCAAAGGAGATCAATCCTGGTTCTGTTTATCACAATGGTTACGGAATGTTTGATGTCATTACGCCACCATGGAACCTTTACGAACTGGCAAACTTTTATGACACTTCGTTTGCAAACCACGCAGCTATTGACGCTAAGGTTGAAAACATTGTCGGTCTTGGCTATGACTTTAGCATTGGCAAGAGAGCACTAATGCAGCTTGAGTCAAATACAAATGAGACTGCAACTCAAAAGGCACGAAAGCGTATTGAGAGGGCACGACTAGAGTTGACAGAGTGGCTAGAGAGTCTTAATCAGGACGACTCGATCACACACACCCTAATGAAATTTTTTACAGACGTACAGGCAACGGGCAATGGATATCTTGAAGTGGGACGAAAGACTAACGGTGAAATTGGTTACCTAGGTCACATACCTGCTACAACAATGCGTGTCCGTAGACTCAGAGATGGATATGTTCAGATCATTGGTCAGAAGGTTGTTTACTTTAGAAACTTCGGGGCAAAGAATCAGAATCCTATCACTACTGACCCAAGGCCAAATGAGATTCTTCACTATAAGGAATATTCTCCACTAAACACGTTCTATGGTATTCCAGATATTATGTCTGCTATTTCATCTCTACAGGGAGATCAGCTAGCCAGCCAGTACAATATTGACTACTTTGCAAATAAAGCAACTCCTAGGTACATCGTAACTCTAAAAGGTGCAAAGCTATCTGGAGATGCAGAAGATAAGCTATTCAGATTTTTACAGACAAGTCTTAAGGGACAGTCTCACAGAACCCTCTACATTCCTTTGCCAGGAGACTCAGATACCAACAAGGTAGAGTTTAACATGGAGCCAATCGAGAATGGTGTTCAAGAGGCATCCTTTAATGAGTACAGGCTTCGTAACCGTGACGATATTCTTGTTGCCCATCAGGTTCCGCTATCTAAGATTGGTGGTGCAGATGCATCATCTATTGCATCAGCCTTGGCTCAAGATAGGACATTCAAAGAGCAGGTAGCAAGACCAGCACAGACAAATCTTGAAAAGATGATTAATAAGGTTGTTCGTGAAAAGACAGACTTGCTAGAGTTTAAGTTTAATGAGCTCACACTTACAGATGAGATTGCACAGTCCCAGATCCTTGAGAGGTATATCAAGACCCAGGTCATGACACCCAATGAGGCTAGAGAGGCTCTAGGTATGCCTCAGAGGTCTGGAGGGGATGAAGTCTTTGATATGTCTCCAAGACAATCTACTGATGCAAGAGCAAACTTAGCTGGAAACAGACAGCGAGATGCAGAGAGAACTAATAATCAATCAGATGGATCTGCAACTGTTTCTGGTCGTAACGCACAGGG